AATACTGACAGGCAAAAGCATCGCAAGTCACGGACTAACAAAAGCGTGGCAACTCGCGAAAAAGAAGAAACCTGTAAAACAGAAACCCACAACTGACTAATCCTACGTGGTATGTTACAACCACGTAGACAAAGGAGATCCCCATGGCCGAAGAGACCGAAAAACCACAAGAAATGATTCCTGAAAGAGACATGAAGGCTTTGGCTGACGAAGCGGACTCGCTAATGCTGGATAATCTTTTCGCCACCGTACAAGATTCTTTGGGGCCAACGGCTGTTGACGCTACAGACATTCCAGAAGGTGATGAAACAAAAGA